GATGATGTGGGAAATCAGTCCAGTTACTCTATGAGTGCCTTGGCTTTGAACGCAACGCTATCTGACCAACCACCAACATATACTTCTGGAGTACTTAGCAATTACGTTATGGACTTTGGACAGTCAATTTATTGGCTTACTAGATACACAGGATACTTCTATGCTAACGGAGAAATTGTTAAATACGATGCAGTAGAGCATACAACGCAAAGTACGCCAGTAATTGGTTTGTCTGCAGATATTGTGTCTGGTCAGAGCACGGTAACGCTTCTGGCTGGAAACATTTACAACCTAGAAATTGGTCAAACTCTTGCTGCAGTTGCTACAGGAGGATACACTGGGGCTTTTGGAGCAAGCCCAAAAATTACAGCAATAGATATTAAAAACAATACCATAACTCTTTCAGTTCCTCATGCAACAACTGGTGCTATAAACTTTACCACTACTGTAGCAGAACACAATGTTTGGATTACAAGTGTAAGCGACTATCAAAAATATTTTGCTAAACTTCCGTTTAATGGAAAGATGTATCCTACTGGTCGTGTTAGAATTTTCTCAGAACCAAAGTACAATAAAGATGGAGCACTTATAGACGGAATTGCAAAACACGGTCGTGGTCAATTCGGAACTAAGATTGTTACTCACACTGTGCTGGACAAAGACCACCCTTGGTTAGACAAGACAAAAGCCAAAGCGTTCCTGATGGACTCAAAGTGGATATTCTCAAGTGAACTTAATCATTCATACTCTAGCAAGACTATTCCAATTATAGTTAAGGCTGGTGGCATTGCTAATGGTGCTACAACAATAACGGTAGACGACAGTTCTACAATTGGTGCAGGAGTGCCAGACGGATATTACATGACAGGAAGTGCTAGATTTCAGTCTGGTACACAAGTAAAAAGCAAAACAAAAACTATACTAACTTTAAATAAGGCAACAAGTGGTGGGTCAATAGCCGCTGGCACAGAAATCTATGCATCAAATAGACTACTAAATGACCTAAGCAAGTTTTCTATTACTACACCATTTTCTACCACGACCCCAACGGTATTGTCAACTTCAAAGAACATGTTTGATTCATCATTGCCAGTTATAACAACAGACAAAAAAACTTTAGACGAAATTAAAGCAAATGGTAGCATTAAAGCCTCCGCACTAACAATTGTTGGTGTTGGAGATGTAGCAACAGAAAAACCAATAAACAACAAAAATGATTTTGTTTCATATGTCTATAAAAACTTTACCAACGAAGTGCCAAATGCAACTTGCTTTGGAACTAGAATGAGAATTGTGGGACAAAAAGTCAACGACGACGATAAGGCAGTTAACGCAGTTACTCAGATTCCATTGGGAGCAGATTTTATCGACTCAATTGCAAACAAGACTGACAAGTATACAATTAGTGGTACTGGCGGCGGTATTGCGTTTAATCTAAATGTTGCTAATGCTGGTGGAGTAGCAAGCAATGTTGGATATTATTTTGAAATTGACGCACTAACAAGCAACGCAATTATTAACGAAGTAGATTCTGGAAACACTATAGAGTCAATTCCAAATGTATTTTTCTATAAAGTATTAAATGACACTGTAAGTGAAAAATCAGTTCCAGTAGTCCTATACTATGGTTCAGCACCAATCTTTGTTGACGATGGACTATTTTCTGGAATGGGAAAAATGGTTGGCGAAACAAGTTCTACGGTATACGACCTTTCTGTTGAAATGGAAGAACTGCCAAGCAATCCAAAGACAGGGCTTATTAGAAAAAAGTTTTACCTTTATTTTAATAATAAAATTATTGCAACAGTTATCGACGAAGATGCTTTAGCAACAACTGAGAATAGTAAAAACATGGCACTATTTGTAAGAGGTTCTGGCAAGGCAATGTTTGAACATGCCTACATCATTGGAGATAACCCAATCGCTGCAGGAGTAAAACAAAATACTGGACCAGATTCTAGATTTATATTTAGCGATAATAAACTAGACAATGATTCATACAGAAAGTATTTAGTTAATCCAGCGGTACTAAATACATACGTTGAATCCATTGGCTCTAGCAACCCTCCAAAGTATAAGTTGCATTATGAAGAGTTTGGAACCCTTATGCGTGAGTGTGCGTACTTTAATGTTAAATACGACAAGGCGTATCCAGCACTTTACTCAAAGATTTCACCAACCTTTAACGATAGACAAGCATACGTTGTGTCTAATTTTAGGGCTAATCCATATACTGCAGAATTCTTGCTGTTTAACATTACCGACTTTGCTGTAAACCTGGACGAGTCAACTGGAAACTATCTAAGAATCCAGGGTATAACATTCACACAGCAATCGTCACACGACCTGACGGTAGACGAATACTTTAAAAAGAATAGTGATTTAAGTAGTTATGGAAACTATGGAGTCTTAAATAATTCTTATATGGATATCCAGAATAGCCGAATGAAATATGGAAAACAAGACTTCTCTCTAACTGGAACATACATTCAAAGCATAGCGACAGCAGAAAGCCTGATGGACTGGATGGTTAGAAAAGTTATGAAGCCAAAGAAGTCAATTGGTTTAGATATCTTTGCTAATCCAATGATTAGACTTGGTGACATTGTTACTATTAGTTATGCACAAGATTCTGTAGACCAGGTTGCTTCTCCAACAGACAGATTTGTTGTCTACCATATAGACTATAATAGAAGTCCAGATGGTCCAACAATGAGTCTTTATTTAAGTGAGGTAATATAATGGCTGTTAAAAGCACTAAAACTAAACAGGCAACCCCAGCCAAAGTGGGTAAGGCAGTTGTTAGTGGGTATAATGGAAAAGACCCAATTAAGATTGCTACATCTAACCTATTTATTGAAACGGAAATAGTTGCAATTGAGACAATGGCAGGAGCAATCTTTAACGACATTGGTGGACAAGAACTAATTAATGACATACCGTTTGACATCCTATATGGCTCAAGTGATAGAATAACAAATATCTCTTCGGTAGTTGCACAAGTCAACCCACTTGAAATAATGAATAGTCAGGACACCTCTCAGTCCGCACTTAATCAGTATGTGCTTAACATACAAGATTACATGGACTTCAACCCAGGAATACCATACCTTGAACCAGGGCTGGGCGTTGTAATTCCTGGAATAAATCTAAAAGAAGGAATACTCTTAGAGGTAAAATCCTATAACCAAGGAACCATTAATGGTATAATATAAGATATGATTACTAATTTTGGAAGAAACGTTATTGCAAAATATCTTGTAGGACAGACAAACTCTTATGCTTCTTATGTGGCAATTGGTTCTGGAGAACTGCCATTTGTGCCAGGAAGTTCAGTAGACTACTCAACAAGAAATGAACTTACTTTTGAAACAACAAGAGGGTTAATTACATCCTATAACTACATATTAGACGAAAACAAGTTGAGTGCAACTGCAGCAGTTGTTTCTGGTTCAACAACCGTAACAATTACAACTTCAACTGCACATGGATTGTCAGTTGGGCAGTCTACTACTATTAGTGGCTTTGTTCCATACACTGCTACTGGATATTTGCCAGCACCTAATGGAACATATGCTGTAGCAACTATTACTTCAACCACTCAGTTTACAGTAGTTATGAGTATGTATAGTTCATTCAGCACAAACAATACTTTTACTGGAGGATATGCAACATCATATATTCCTAAAATAGCAATGACTGCAAAATTTCCAAAAGGAGAAAGATTTGAAATTACAGAATTAGGCTTGTATCCATCTGGCTCAAACCAGTATAGTTCTGGAACAGACAGCCAAATCTTGCTAGGTTTTACAAATTCAGAATCTTGGACATACAACACGCCATCAGCATCCGTTGATGTTCCATACCCATCTTCAATAGATAGCGTATCAAACACACTAACGTTTCCAACCGAGAAAGCAATGTTTGTAGACTCAAACAGTTTGTTCTTTAATGCAGCAAGAGTTGGAAGGCAAGAAAGACCAAGATTTAAATCTACGGCTATTGCAATTGCTGCAGACTTGTCGGTGTTCACTGCCTTAAAAACTGCTACTGCTGCAACCTCAAACTACATCTCTTTGCCTTTTACCACGACCCTATCTTCCAATTCATCATCTGATGTTATAAAAGTTGCGTATTCTGTGGTAAACGTAGTAACGTCTCCAAGTTCAGCCTATGATGCAACAAATGTTATGCTTCAGTTTATGTGTAGCAATGGCTCTGATTCTGCTATATATCATTTTTATGACAACTCTCCATCTCAAACAAACAGATACAAAGTCATGTCACTGACGCTAGGCGAAACAACAAATGCTACAAGAACATCTGGTTTTTCTTGGGACGACGTGGTTTCTGTTAGGGTTTATGGAAGGGTGGACAACTCAGCAACAATTGGAACTGCCTCTGCAGATACCGATTACGCAATCATTCTTGACGCAATCAGATTTGATAATAAAAACAATGTTAATCCACTTTATGGCTTAGTCTCATACTCAATTGTTAATAGTTCTGGGGTTCCAATGGTAATGAATGAAAACTCTGACAACATGGTAGAGTATAGGTTTATGTTGGCGGTGGGTTAAAATTAACGCAATTATTCCAACTACAGATATTGAAACAATTATTCTAGATACAAATAGCGATTGGTCAGACACTAACACAAACAGTGCCTATTACCTATTGGAATATAGATTTTTAGATAATTTTGGTAATGTGTCAGAGTATTCTTCGCCAGTTACTGTTCCAATTATTAGTTCAGACTCTAAGAATGCAATATCTATCACTTCTTTAGCAGGGTACAGCGGAGAAAGTTATATAACAAATGTAGCATTAGATGCAAAGTCTCCAAGAGTTGGAAGTTCTTCACTCTTAATGTCGCCTACTGGTAGTTATCCTGCAAGTAATATTTCTAGAGGTTCATCAGGAGCAGACAGTTTGACTTATACTTGGTCGCCTGTAACATCTGGAAGTAATTATTCATATGACGTATACCTGTCTTGGAAGACTGGCTTAACTCCACCAATTTTGGCAACATCAGCAAGTCTAAGAAATTACAATAGCGTTGCTCATACCGCAACTCTTGAAATTTCTCCAGACTTTGGCGATGCCGCAAACTTTATTGTTGGTCAGTACATTACTGCCACTTCACCTGGTGGGGGCGGTCCACCAACTCAGTTTGGCTCAGTGTGTTACGTTACCGCAATTAATTTATCAGAAAACAGTATTGACATAAAATTTTCAAGTGGTGATGAATATATTAACTTCTCATATACTACTTTTACAAACATTAAAAGCGAGATACAGACCTGGCTTCCTTTTCAATTTGCTGGAACAACAAAAGCAAACTCTTTTTCTTTTCAAATTAAAGATATTGAAACAGGAGTCCCAACAGTATCTAATGTCCAATTTGTTCAGGCATTGGTGTCTATATCTACCTATCCTAAATATGAAAATGACTATATAAATAGGCAAACAGTTTGGAGCATTTCTCCTGTTTTTAGCACTTGGCAAACTGGAACTGCAAGCCTAGGCGTAAGCAATCCTCAAGGAACAGGCAGAGGAACACAATATTTTTCAGTTCTTACAATTACTGGTTCTGCCAATCCAATTCCACAAATATCTAACGCAAAAGATTTAATTGGTAAACAAATTGTTGTCAATGGTCCTGTTGGCGGCAGCCCTCAATATTCTGGAACTATCAAAATTACCAACACCACAACCTCACCCAATAACTCTACTGCCTTTGAGGTTCAGACATCTAGCAGCATAGCGTCTTCGATAGCACTGACCAACTTAACCTTTTAGTTGTGGTATAATAAAGTATGGCAAAAGTACCTTCACTACCAAGCAATGGGCAACCAATTGATACCCAGTATATTTATGACATTGTTAATTCTATTATTAATATCAATGCCGAGATTTCAACCCTTGGAACATCAAACATTATTGTTAGAAAGGCTCAAAGTGCTGGTAACGCAAAAACTAACTCTATAAACTTTGATGCACAAACTGTTAATGTCGTAAATGCATCTAAAGTAAGCAAGTCTACACCAAAAACAGGACTTGTAAACTTTAAAACCACATTCAATCAGGTTCCAGTAGTAACGGCAACACTTATGTCTTCCAGTAGCGGTTCTGTAAATGCATCGCTAACTATTACATCAGTTGACCAGTCAACAATGTCTTACAAAGTATCTTTTGATTCTGATGGAACAACTACTCTAGACCTAAACATTATTGCTATTGGAGTATAATGGCTGCACAGACAATGGAAGAGTATAACTCTTCTCCAGTTATTCCAGGAAACAAAAAGGTTTGGTTTCTAAACGGAGAACTAGTAAGAACACACCACCTAAATAAGTCAAATGGAATTATGTCTGTTTATAATATTATCAAAGACCAGATTGAAAGTTGTCTTATTAGTGATTTTAAAAAGAATAGAGAACGTGCCTACACTGTTGGTCAAACAGCAGCCCTAGTAAATAGGCACAAAAAATACATGCCAGAACTAGTAAAAAAAGGTGTTATCCCAGAACCAATGGGGGCACAGCCTGGAGGAGCCAGGGCATGGCAAGTAAGAAGTTATTATTCGGAGTCGCAAGTTCGTGAACTTCGTGATATACTAGCATCATACCACCACGGCAGACCTCGTAATGACGGTCTGATTACTAACGATGTAACACCTTCAAAACAGGAGTTGACAAGACGTATGGGAGATGGTATACTGACATATACAAGGACAGAAGACGGTAGATTTATACCTATTTGGTCCGAATCAATTTAATCCATTAGGAGAGACATGGAAAACGAAAGCACTAAAGTAACAGTGGGTTTGGGCTATACCCTTAATCTAGGCAACTTCCAATCACTACGCATTGATATCTCTATCGCAGATAACAAGCGTGAGGGAGAGACTGCCAACGAAGCCTTTGAGCGAGTATACAAGTTTGTAGAAGAAAAACTTGCTGAGAAGGTTCGTGAGTCTGTAGAAGAGACTGAGAGCAAGTAATGGCTGAACGCAAAGACCGCATGGCTTTGCTCAGTCGATACAGTAAGTTACACACTGTAAGATACGAAGAAAAGCCTTCACTAAATTTGAATGTAGAACAATGGGCATCAGATGCCCTTATTGAATCCTACGGTATTCCAGAATGCTATGACCTACTGGAGTACTACTTTGAAACAGCAACATCACCAACATGGAAATACTTTGCAAACTACGCTGACAAAATTGTTGAGGCTAGAAAGCAATTCCACCAAGACATTAAGGAGAGAGCCGAACGCCGTCAAAAGGCTAAGGAGTGGTTAAATGACTAATACAGAATCTAAACTAATATCTGCAGTATTGGCAGACAAGCAGGTACACGTCCTGCTACAAGCAAACGTGGAAAACATTCTTCGTACACACACGGATATTTGGACGTTCATTCGTAACTATTCCGAAAACAATGGAACTGTCCCACCTATCTCTCTAGTGGTAGACAAGTTCCGTGACTTCTCTCCAGAAGAAGGCGTGGGGGCTACGAAGTACCATTTGGAAGAACTACAGGCTGAGTTCCTAAACGACAGTCTCAAGGACGTTCTGCGTTCTACTGCTACAGAAGTACAGGCAGGTCAGGGGACTAAAGCACTAGAAGACCTTATCCAAAAGACATCAGAACTAAAGAAGAACACCGCAGTTATCAAGGACATTGACGCTACTGATATTGATTCTGCTGTTGCGTACTTTGAGAACCTTGCTCGCCAGAATGAACTAGGCTCAATCGGTATCAAGACTGGTCTGCCAGGCTTTGACAACTACCTACCTGCTGGTATTACTCCAGGTCAGTTGGGTGTGTTTCTAGCCTATCCAGGTATCGGTAAGTCTTGGTTTGCCCTTTACATGGCGGTACAGGCATGGAAGGCTGGCAAGTCTCCACTAATCATCTCACTTGAAATGTCAGAGACAGAAGTTCGTAACCGTGTATTTGCTATCATGGGTGAGGGTCTATGGTCACACCGCAAGTTGAGCAATGGTCAGGTAGAGATTGAAGACCTAAAGCGTTGGCACAAGAAGGAACTTGCTGGCAAGCCAGAGTTCCACATCATCTCTAACGATTCTGGTGGGGAAGTTACACCATCCGTTATTCGTGGTAAGATGGACCAGTATAAGCCAGACCTAGTAATCGTTGACTACCTACAGTTGATGTCACCTAACCAGAAGTCTGATAACGAGACTGTTCGTATGAAGAACCTTTCTCGTGAACTAAAGTTGATGGCTATCTCGGAAGCAATTCCAATCATTGCCATTTCATCTGCTACGCCAGACGATGTAAACAAACTGGATACCGTTCCTACGCTAGGTCAAACTGCTTGGTCACGCCAGATTGCTTACGACGCTGACTGGGTTCTAGCCCTGGGTCGTGCAACCAACTCCGACATCCTTGAGTGTGTCTTCCGAAAGAACCGTAACGGATTTATGGGCGAGTTCTTGGTACAGGTAGACTTCGACAAGGGCTGGTACAAGTACAAGGATTTCGAAGAAAACTAGTTATAATAGTATGTGGAACATTTACATCACAAGTCTATTAAAACTTTTACTGTTGAAGGCATCATTAAAGATGATGCTGCCATCGGTAGAATTAGGCTTGAGATTGAGAGATTAAAAACACTACAGATGCGTGAGTTGGGGTATGTTCAAAGACTTGACATAGACCCACAATTCACGATACAATATAACAGTACAAAAGAATACTTTGAATTTACACTAACGCTATACGGAACATATTTAGGAAAGAGAAAATCAGAATGCATAATGGGAATAGACGGAACACTAATGGTTCCTACTCACAAGAGCAAATTAAAAGAGTTATCAATGGGTCTGGAATCAACATTGAATCAGAAGTAGATTCTGACTACATCATCTTCTGCCCATTCCACAATAACTATCGCTCACCTGCTGGCGAAGTAGATAAGCGTACTGGATTCTTCTTCTGCTTCTCATGCCAGCATGTCTCAGACCTGCCATCACTAATTATGAAAACGTCTGGTCGCACCTACTTTGAGGCGGTACGCTACATCAAGTCCAAAGAAACAGAGACTGACCTATCTTATCAAATTAATCAGTCATTAGTAAACAAGCCAGACTACATTCCCTATGACGAACTGCTAATCAAGCGTTTAAGTTCTCAGGCATTGGAATCTCCTAGAGCCATGAGATACTACTCAGGAAGGCTCATAAACGAGGCTTCAGTCAACAAATTTAATTTGGGGTACTCAGAGAAGCAAGACATGGTTACAATCCCTGTACACTCGCCTGACGGCGTTTCTGTGGGGTTTGTGGGGCGGTCTGTCGAAGGTAAAGACTTTAAGAATACTCCAGGGCTGCCAAAGAGCAAAGTCCTATTCAATCTACACAGAGTAAAGGCTGCTGGTAAAGTCTATGTAGTTGAATCATCATTTGATGCTATCCGCCTAGACCAGTGTGGATTTCCTGCAGTAGCAACCTTGGGTGCAAATGTATCCAGAATACAAACAGACTTGCTTCAGAAGTACTTCAATAACGTTATTGTTATTGCTGATAACGATGAGGCTGGCGGTAACATGAAAGACAAAATCGTAGAGCGACTAGGCTCTCGTGTTACTGTAATTAAAATAGATAAGCAATACAAGGATATCGGAGACATGCCTGACGATGCAATAAAAAATATTGATGAATCGTTTGACAAAACCATATCCAGTATGCTAAACTAGTAATCCGCTAAACAAACATAAGGAGAAATACTATGAGCGTAATTAAAGGGCTAAAAGATATCGGTGCACTAATGGATAAGCCAAAATATGAAAACACAGGTCAGAAAGTTCGTTGGGTCAAGTTGGCTGACGGACAGTCTGCAAAGATTCGCTTCGTTGAAGAACTAGACAGCGACTCAGCAAACTTCAGCGAGGACCGTGGACTTTCCGTGGTAATCGCAGAACACACCAACCCAAAGGACTACAAGCGTAAGGCAGCATGTACCATCGATTCAGAAGGTCGTTGCTACGGTTGTGAGATGGGTCGTAAAGAGCCAAAGGGTGGATGGCGTTCACGTCTTCGTTGGTACGGTAACGTAATCATCGATGATGGAACAGAGACCCCATATGTGGCTGTATGGTCACAGGGTATCTCAAAGCAGTCAGCATTCGGTAACTTGCGTGAATACGCAATCGAAACTGGCTCAATCTCAAACCTTGAGTGGAAGATTAAGCGTAATGGTCAGGGAACTGAAACCAACTACACCTTGCTTCCAACCAAGCCAGATTCAGAACCACACAACTGGGGTGAACTGGAAACATTCGACCTTGAGAAGGTTGTCCGTGAAGTTAAGTACGAAGACCAAGAAAACTTCTACTTCGGATTTGAAAACACTTCAGTAACTTCCAGCAACACTGACTGGTAGTATCCATTGATTGTGGGGGTAGGTGAATCGCATCCCTGCCCCCACTTTCGTCACTTGACAAGAACATCCAGATGCATTATACTTGTAATACAATAACTACTAACAAAGGTAAATAATGAGCAGTTACGCTCCACTTCACGTTCACACACACTACAGTCTATTCGATGGCATTGCCACACCACAGGAGTACGTTGACCGTGCTGTATCTGTGGGTATGACTTCTATCTCAATCACAGACCACGGCTCTCTATCGGGACACCGTGAGATGTATCGTGCTGCAAAAGCAGCAGGTATCAAACCAATTCTTGGTGTCGAAGGGTACATCTGTAAAGACCGCTTTGACCACGAAGAGAAGGACAAAGAAGACCTACTCAATCTAAACTACAATCACCTTATCATCCTTGCAAAAGATGCAAAGGGTCTTGAGAACCTTAACAAACTAAATGAACTAGCCTGGACTGAGGGTTTCTATAAAAAGCCTCGCATGGACTGGGAGATTCTGGAGAAGTACAAGGAAGGTCTGGTAATTACTTCAGGCTGTCTATCAGGATACTTGTGCAAGGCTATCGAAGCAGACGACCTATCTGTAGCCAAAGAGCACATTCAGTGGGCTAAGAAAACATTTGGTGACGACTATTACATTGAGGTCATGCCACACAACCCACCACAAGTAAACAAGATGCTTCTAGCACTTGCAGATGAATTTGGTGTTAAGCCTGTTATTACTCCAGACTGCCACCACGCAGACCCATCACAACGTGAGATTCAGGAACTTAAACTAATCCTAAACTCATATTCTAACAAGGTAGTTGGCGATGCAAACTTTGCTGGTACACAAGACTACGACAATCTTCTAGACAAACTAGACTACCTGTATGGTGCAGACCGTCAGATGTCATTCAAGGACTTTGAGATTCACCTACTGTCTGACGAAGAGATGCGTAACGCTATGCTAAAGCAAGGCATCGACCGTGAAGACATGTACCAGAACAGCAAGGACATTGCTGACCAGATTCAGGACTATGACTTGCCAGACTACCTTGACCTGCTACCTGTTCAGTATCAAGACCCAGATACAGAACTTCAGGAACTCGCTATGGCTGGTCTTGTTGAACGTGGTCTTGCCGATAAGCAAGAATACCTTGACCGTCTAGAAGAAGAACTTCAGATTATCAAGGACAAGAAGTTTGGTCCTTACTTCCTAGTTGTTCGTAACATGATTAACTGGGCTAAGAAAGAAGACGTAATGGTTGGTCCAGGACGTGGCTCGTCTGCTGGCTCATTACTTTGCTACACGCTGGGTATCACAGACATTGACCCTATTCAGCACGGTCTTCTGTTCTTCCGATTTATCAACCCAGAGCGTAATGACTTTCCAGATATTGATACAGACATCCAAGACTCACGCAGAGAAGATGTGAAAGACTATCTAGTTAGACAGTATCGCCACGTTGCTTCGATTGCCACGTTCCTTGAGTTCAAGGGTAAGGGTGTCGTTCGTGACATTGCTCGTGTACTAAACATTCCACTAGCAGATGTGAATAAGGTTCTTAAACTTGTTGACGACTGGGACGACTATCTAAACTCTAAATCAACTGCAGAGTTCCGTGAGAAGTATCCAGAGATTGAGTACTATGGAGAGCAACTTCGTGGTCGTATTCGTGGCACTGGTATTCACGCTGCTGGTGTGGTTACATCTAAGGAGCCTATCTTTAAGTTCGCTCCGCTAGAAACTCGCACTGCCCCAGGTAGCAAGGAACGTATTCCAGTAGTAGCAGTAGACATGGAAGAAGCAGAACGTATCGGTCTAATCAAGATTGATGCTCTGGGTCTAAAGACCCTATCTGTTATTCAGGACACTGTTAAGATTATCAAGGAGCGTTCTGGAACAGACATTGACCTGCACTCTTTGAACATGGAAGATGCTAACGTCTACCGTATGCTATCTGACGGTTACACTAAGGGCGTGTTCCAATGTGAAGCCACACCATATACCAACCTGCTAGTCAAGATGGGTGTCAAGAACTTCAACGAGTTGGCTGCTTCTAACGCTCTGGTTCGTCCAGGTGCTATGAACACAATTGGTAAGGACTACATCGCTCGTAAGCACGGTAAGCAGAACATCTCCTACCACCACCAGTTGATGAAGCCATTCACACTTGACACCTACGGATGTATTCTGTATCAGGAACAGGTTATGCAAGCCTGTACAGAACTTGGCGGTATGACAATGGCAGAAGCCGATAAGGTTCGTAAGATTATTGGTAAGAAGAAAGATGCTAAAGAGTTCGACCAGTTCCAAGAACAATTTATCAATGGTGCTTCTCGCTTTATGTCACCTAACCTTGCTAAAGATTTGTGGACAGACTTTGAGGCTCACGCTGGATACTCATTCAACAAGTCTCACGCTGTAGCCTACTCAACTGTTTCCTACTGGACTGCTTGGTTGAAGTACTACTACCCAATCGAATTCATGTTCGCTCTGCTTAAGAACGAGAGTGACAAGGATGCTCGTACAGAGTACCTGATTGAAGCAAAGCGTATGGGTATTCAGGTCAAGTTGCCACACATCAACGACTCCGACATCGACTTTAAGATTGAGGGCAAGGGTATTAGATTCGGACTATCATCTATTAAGTTTATTAGTGATAACATTGCAGAAAAGTACATGGCTGCTCGTCCGTTCAACTCCTACAAAGAACTTGAGGAGTTCACGTTTGGTAAGGGTAATGGGGTAAACTCTCGTGCCTTGCAAGCACTCAAAGTAATTGGTGCTGCAACATTCACAGACAACCCACGCAACGATGAAGAAGTCAAAGAGAACCTGTACGAGTATCTAAACTTGCCAGAGTTCAACATGTCTGTGCCATCACACTACCACGCATTCATCAACGATGTTGAAGAGTACGAGGAAAAGGGTGCTTACGTTCTTATGGGAATGGTTAAGACAATCAAGCGTGGCAAGGGCTGGTCTCGTGTAGAGATTCTAGACAAGACTGGTAGCACTGGTATCTTCGACGAAGAGCAGTCTACTGTCGAAGCAGGTCGTACCTATATTATTCTAGCAAGTGACAATCGTATCGTCACAGCAATTCCTGTTGACGAAGCGAAGGGTAACACTAGCGGATTGATTAAGATTCTTAACTTCCGTCAATTACCCTACAAGGATGATGAACTATATGTTGTATCATTCAAGTCAAGAGTTACCAAGGCTGGCAAGAAGATGGCTTCTTTGGTCTTGGCAGATTCTTCAAGGGACTTACACAGCGTTACTGTATTCCCTACTGCCTATCCAAAGGCTTACATGAAGATTGACGAAGGTAACGTATACAAATTCTCTTTGGGTAAAACTAAAGATGGAACAACTATTATGGAGGACGTATTTAATGTTTGATGAACTAGCAATGCAACTGCATGAAACCGCAGTCAAAAAAGGTTTCTGGAAAGTGATTGACGAGGCTACCGAAGAACAGGTAGACATATTCGTAACTAAACAACTAATGATGATTGTGTCAGAAGTTACTGAGGTTATGGAAGCAATCCGCAAAGACAAGGGCGAAGACGAGATTGCTGCAGAGTTCTCAGATATTCTTATTCGCACACTTGACCTTTATGCTGGTTTGGTAGAGCACGGTTATACAACTGTGTCCCTGGACTACGCATTTGAGAACAAGACTGGATTCAACAAGACTCGTCCAGAGAAGCACGGAGTGCGTTTCTAATGTCAGTAATTGTATATACAAATCCAAACTGCGTTCAATGTGAGCAGACCAAAAAGTTTTTGGATAGAGAAGGCATTGAGTACACCGTAGAAAATCTACAGTCAGACGACAACTATGAGAAGTTGGTTGAGTTTGTTAATCAAGGATTCAAAGCAGCACCAATCGTAGTGACAGATACAGAAACCTGGTCTGGATACAAGCCAGAAAAGTTAGGAGCAATCAAATGACCACATTTGAAGAAGCAATGGCACAACTAGACCCACGCATTCGTAAGCGTCTGTCTAATGGTGCAGGGTTTGAAACAACCTATCAGGCTACGCCTAGTTTTGGTCTTAACCGTGCTCTACTCGGTGGACTACCTATGGGTCGTCAAGTATTAATCTGGGGAAGCAAGTCGTCTGCAAAGTCTTCACTTTGCCTACAGATGATTGCTCAGGCACAAGAAGAGGGTAAGTTATGTGCTTGGATTGATGCTGAGATGTCCTACTCGGAAGACTGGGCTAAGAAACTTGGGGTAGATACGGAGAACCTAATTGTCTCTCAGGCTCGTACAATTAACGAAATGGTAGATGTAGGAACTAATCTAATGAATGCTGGTGTAGATGTTATCGTGGTTGACTCAATCACATCTCTACTACCTGCTATTTATTTTGAGAAGGATACTGATGAACTCAAGCAACTAGAAAACACCAAGCAGATTGGTGCAGAGTCTCGTGACTTCAGCAACGCATGGAAGATGCTTAACTATGCTAATAACAAAGTAAAGCCAACGCTGTTTGTTCTGATTAGCCAGAGCCGTAACAATATCTCTGCTATGTACACTAGCCAACAGCCAACAGGTGGACAGGCTACCAAGTTCTATTCATCAACAGTAATTAAACTATTTAGTTCTGAGTCAGACAATCAAGCCATCAAGGGCAAGATTCCAATTGGCGATAAACTGATTGAAGAAAAGATTGGTCGCAAGGTTCGCTGGGAACTTCAGTTCTCTAAAACATCTCCAGGCTTTCAGTCTGGTGAGTACGACTTCTACTTCAGAGGTCCTCTCGTAGGCATAGACAGCATTGGAGACTTGGTTGACACTGCAGAGATGATGGGCATTGTAGAGCGTACAGGAGCCTGGTATATCCTTCCTGACGGCACTAAGTTGCAGGGTAGAGATAAGTTTGTAGCAAGAGTACGAGAAGACCTAGACCTGCAAGACAGCATTAAGGCTATGGTAAATAACAATGGCTAAGTACACTATTTATCCTGGTAGTTTTCCTTGTCACACCTGTAAGGTAGAGGTAAAGACTGTTAGGGTATATCCTGAGACAAAAGAGATTACTTGGATGTGTCCCGAAAAACACGTCAGTGTGGTAAACTTGAGTACAAAGAAATCTAGGAAGGATTATGAGTGAGCGTAGTGAGTCTAAACGTATTGATGCCAAGCAACACAAGAACTCTGGGAGGAATACCCACAAGGGGGATGCGACTTGGAGGAACTTCACAGCCGATTTCAAGGAAGTTGGCAAGTCCTTTACACTTAACAAAGAGGTTTGGGCTAAGGCTACTACTGACGCTATCCGTAATAACAATGACCCTATCATTGTTGTCGTACTGGGCGATTCAGGAATTAAGACTCGCCTCGCTGTTATTGAGTTCAGCCTGTTAGAGATGATACTTGACCAACTGCCACCTGATAGTGTATAATAGAACTACAACATTAAGGAAACAAAATGGAACAAACAACTAACACAATTGATATGGTCAACGGTCTCACAGAGATTGCTGACTACATGAATGACGAGGAACTGACTACTGCTCTTACTTTTATTGCTAAGGTAATCCTTAAGCCAGACATTCCGCTAAATGTTGCTCAAGTGGAGATTGTACGTTTGCAAGCAATTGCAGCGAAGATGTCCTTCAAAGCCACATGGCTAACCAATGTAGATAAAGGAGATAGAGCGAAGAAGAATATTTATTACACCGCTGCTGAGTCAATCAACAACTTAGTTTCGGCTCTTAAATATATTACTCGCTAGTGTCGTTATGGCAAAAAGTTTATTGCAACAAGTAATGCTCAAGAAGATTGAATCGAATCCAAATTCGAAGCCATCATTCATTGACAAAGAGGCACTGATTGAAAAGATTAACTCTGGTTATACCATCAATCGTGTAGACAAGTTTCAGACCAAGAAGACATTCGCACCAAGCACGATTGCATTCTCTCACGGAGAGTGTCCTCGCTATTGGTATCTAGCCTTTGAGGGTGCAAACTTTACAGACAACGCCGATGCCTATGGTGGTGCAAACATGACCGCTGGTACAAAGGCTCACGAAAGAATTCAAACAGCAATGGGCAGCGTCCCTGGTCTGCTTGTAGATTCTGAATTTAAAGTAACATATGATAGCCCACCAATCTTTGGATATGGTGACGTTATTCTTAACTGGGAAGGCTCAGAACTTCTCGGTGAAATCAAAACAATGCCTAACGAAGGTTTCGAATATCGTAAAGCAGCAGGGAAACCAAAACTGGGACACATGGTCCAGTTGCTTATTTACATGAAGATTCTAAACAAGAATAAGGCAATCCTGATTTATGAGAACAAGAACAATCACGAACTGTTGATTTTTCCTGTAGAATTAAATCAGTACATGTACGAGTGGGTAGAGAACGCTTTTGAGTGGATGAGAAATGTTCGAAAGGCTTGGGAAGATAAAACCCTGCCAGAGAAAAACTATCGTTCAAACTCAAAGATTTGCAAGACATGCCCTATTCAGGCTGCATGTGCCTCTGCTGGTTCTGGAGAGATTAAAATTAAATCTTTGGAGCCACTAGATGAAAAGCAAACACTGTAGTTATTGCGATAACCAATTCAATACTAAGTTATCTTACCAGATATACTGCTCTGCCCTGTGTAGGGAAGAAGCAACTAAAGAGAAGATTCTTGAGAAGTATAATCGGGATAAGGTAAAAAAGCGTCAGGGTAAAGCAAGACCGTGTAAGTCTTGTGGTAAGCAGATGTCAGCCTATAATGATAGTCAGACCTGCTTGAACTGTGAAGCAAATCCAGATGAAGTAAATCAAATACTAAAACAGATTAAGGGTATTGCCAATGGTAAAATTGAATTTGATTAAGAAGCCAAAACAATTCTGTGCCATTGACGCTAGTACAAATAGTCTTGCGTTTGCTATCTTCGAAGACAAAAAGATTATTGCCTGTGGCAAGATTAACTTTGAAGGCTTACACACATACGATAAGGTTATGGATGCTGCTAGAAAGACTAAAGCATTCTTTGATAACTTTAATTTTGAAGCAGTTATAATTGAACACACAGTATTTATGAACAGCCCTAAGACTGCTGCTCAACTGGCTATGGTCCAGGGAGCCTTACTTGGGGCTGCTTCTATGTCTGGGGTAAAGAAGATTGGCTCAGTCTCACCCATGACTTGGCAGAACTTTATTGGTAATAAGAAACTAACTAAAGAAGAAAAGCATGAGATTCAAAAGAAGAATCCAGGCAAGTCTGTTTCCTGGTTCAAGGGCGAAGAGCGTAAGGTTCGCAAGCAGAGAACAATTAACTTTATTAATATTAATTACGACAAACAACTAGACGACGATGATGTTGCAGATGCGTGTGCAATTGGTCACTGGGCTTTGTCTAATTGGGATAAGGCTTTTGGGTATTGACATCATGGCAAATAAGTTGTATACTAGTGAAGCGTGGTTAAAGAAGCGTTACCACCTAGATAAGAAAACGCCTCAAGATATTGCAAAAGAATGTGGCACGAGCGTAGAAACTATCTATGTATATCTAGCCAAGTTCGGATTAAGGAAATCAAAACGATGAAAAATACAGCCATAGCACTAGCCCTAGGTTTGGCTTTAGCCACCACAGGTTGTGTAACTCAGCAGAACGTTGTAAGTCCAGACAATTGCGTAACAGTTATTGTTGACTTCCAATCACTAAAGAGTGAGAAGACACAGACCTGTGTTGCCGCAGGTTCTGAAATTGAAGCAATGACTGCTTTCAATCTTGCAGGATACTCTGTTGCTGGAACAGACAAGTACGGTCTGCAGATTGTATGTCGTGTAAATGGTCTTCCAGATGCGGTCACTCCAGTTGTTAGCAAAGACCAAGATTCATATGTTGAGAAGTGCGAGGAGATGCCAGCAATGTTTGCATACTGGGCATTGCTGATTCGTACACCAGATAAGGACTGGACTTACGCTGACAAGGGGATTGCAGACCTAAAGGTAAATCCTGGAGAACAGGTAGCCCTAGTATTTTCGGTAGACGAGAAGTTGGAACTTCCTAACTAATGATTAGTCGCAGAAAAACTAAGCCAGGACCAACTAAATTCTCTCGTGTATACGAACTTCAGGTAGGCACATTCACAATCGTCAAGGGTGATATAATTAAGATACAGGACGAGCATGGGCGTAAGTTCAAGTTCGACAGTGTTGTTACTAATACTGAGACTGGTGCAATGTGGATAGACTGCTTTGAAGTGCAAAAAGCAACGTCAGGACAGTACTGCTCATTTGCAATTGAGAGAGTGAAAAGAATTCCTGCTCGCAGGGGAAGGCGTAAGAAGATTGTCGATTGAAGACTTAACGGTAGAACATCTTGACGAGATGAACAAGGTTGTGGAGAAATATCTCCAAGGCGAAGAGCCAACAGCCATCTCTAAGGAACTTGCTCTACCAAGACAAAAGGTAGTCGCACACATTAACCAATGGCGTGTGATGGCTTCAGACAATGCTGCTATCCGTGCTAGGGCTAAGGAAGCCCTGGTGGGAGCAGATACGCACTATAACAAACTAATTAGTAAAGCATACGAAGTAATTGACGATGCAACTACCACAGCCAATCTAGGGGCTAAGACCGCAGGTATTAAACTTGTGATGGACCTAGAGAAGACTCGTATAGACATGCTACAGAAGGCTGGTCTACTTGAGAACAAAGAACTCGCAGAAGAAATGCTAGAGATTGAACGCAAGCAGGATATCCTTGTTGGTATTCTTAGAGATATTGCAAGCGAGTATCCACAGGTACGAGACGAGATTATGCGTAGGCTTTCTCAAGTATCTAGGGAACAGGAAGTAATAACTATTGTCAATGTTCAATGAGTTCTTTGAGGTACTGAAAAGCAACGTCTTTGCTGAAGTTCCAGTAGACGTTAAAACATTTGTTGAGGGTGAAGACTATCTACAGCAACCACCACTATCACAAATTCAGTACGACATTGTAGAGGCTATGAGCCAAATCTACAAACTAGAAGAAGTCATTGAAATCATGGGGGATACAGAAGGTCGTAGATACTACAATAAGTATACTAAGAATGAAGTTATCCTACAACTAGGAAAGGGTTCTGGTAAGGACTTCGTTTCCACAGTAGCATGTTGCTACATCGTTTATAAACTACTTTGCCTTAAAGACCCTGCTCGCTACTTTGGTAAGCCAACAGGAGATGCTATTGACATTATCAACATCGCTATCAACGCACAACAGGCTAAGAACGTTTTCTTCAAAGGCTTCAAGAATAAGATTGAACGCTCTCCTTGGTTTGCTGGAAAGTTCTATGCCAAGGCAGACAGCATTGAGTTTGACCAAGCCATCACAGTTTACTCTGGTCACTCAGAGCGTGAGTCTCACGAAGGTCTGAACCTTATCCTAGCAGTACTTGACGAGATTTCTGGTTTTGCTCAAGAGGTTGGAACTGGTAACGACCAAGGTAAGACTGCTGACAACATCTACAAAGCCTTCCGTGCTTCTGTGGACTCTCGCTTCCCCGACCTAGGTAAGGTAGCCCTGCTATCCTTCCCACGTTACCCTGGAGACTTTATCTCCCAGAGATACGATGCGGTGATTGCAGAGAAAGAAGTTATCACAAAGCATCACAAGTTTGTTATGAATCCAGACCTACCAGAAGATGCAGAAGGAAACACCCTTGAGATTGAGTGGGACGAAGATACAATCCTCTCCTACAAGTTTCCAGGAATGTTTGCTATTAAAAGACCGACGTGGGTAGTAAACCCTACTCGTAAGATTGACGACTTCAAGTTGGCATTTTATACAGACCTTGGTGATGCCATGCAACGTTTTGCTTGCGTACCAACCTACATGTCAGATGCGTTCTTCAAGCAGCAAGAAAAGATTCGTGCCTGTATGACAATCGTAAACCCAATTGACTCTAACAAAAGTTTTATGGACTCATTCAAGCCAGACCCAGACAAGAAATACTTTGTTCACGCTGACCTTGCACAACGCCACGACAAGTGTGCTGTGGCTATTGCTCACGTTGAGAAGTGGGTAAATGTTCAGGTAGTTAAGGACTATCAACAAGTAATGCCTATCGTAGTGGTAGATGCAGTAGTATATTGGGAGCCAAAGATTGAAGGTCCTGTTAACCTTTCAGAAGTAAAGCAGTGGATTCAGAACCTACGCAGACTAGGCTTTGATTTGGGAATGGTCTCCTTCGACCGCTGGCAGTCATTTGATATCCAGAACGAATTGAAGTCTGTTGGTATAAAGACTGAGACTGTTTCTGTTGCTAAGAAGCACTACGAAGATATGGCTATGCTTGTTTATGAGGAACGACTAGCCCTACCAGCCATCGACCTTCTGTTTGAAGAACTAACGGAGTTGAAAATTATGAAGGGTAATCGTGTAGACCACCCCAGAAAGTCCTCCAAGGACCTTGCAGACGCTGTTTGTGGTGCTATCTTTGGTGCTATCTCCCACACAGCAAGGGACAACAACCAGATGGTAGAGATACATACATTCCGTGACAGGAGACCAACAGAAGAATTACACGAGTTTGATAAGCGTGACATCGTTCAACGCAACAAACCAGCAGATAAAGACCTTGAATCCTACTTTAAACAGTTTAACATTAACGTAATATAATGGTATAATATTCTTGTTGGACATTTCCAACGAGGAGAAAAACAAATTAATAAGACCCCTAGACTATTATTCGCAATACTACTAGCCTTTTCCTGCCTATTCTTTCCGTCCACAGCCTCTGCCGAAACAAGGGCTGAGTATGATGCAGTTATAGCAGAAGCACAGGCTAAGATTAGTGCTGCCCAAGATGCCCTGGTCATTGCTCAAGATGCATACCAGGCAGCCGTAAATAACAAGGCTATCATAGATGCCACGGTAGAGTCAAACAAAACAATTCTAGATAACAAAATTATAGATGTGCAGAACAAAGAATTACTTTTAACTAAAGCACAAGCAAGCCTAGAGTTGGCTCAGACAGAATACAACACAAAACTAATTCCAGATGCTGACTGGGTAAGACCTACTAAAGAACAGGTGGAAATTATTCAAGTGCCGTATACGGTTCAGGTCCCATACACTCAGTTAGTTCTAAGAACAGAATTAGTTCCAAGAACAATCTTAGTTCCACACACAGAGTTGCAACCTTATTTAGATTATGAACCAGTTGAAGTTACAACTGTAGTTCCAGGTGGACTTACAGCAACATCCTACAATAGACAAGGATACAACAATGCCCCACCAATACCAACCGAATCAGAGACACCGCTTGCCAGCATGAACGTACCCAACATTGACTTCCAATGGTTTAGTGGATTAGTTCTAAACTCTGGAAAGTCCGAAGACGTTCTTGTTAAATTTGAGGGAAACATTATGGTTCCAGAAGACAACTGGTATAGTTTCTATGCACCAGGAGATGATGGAGTCAAACTAACTATTGCTGGAATGTCACTAATCAATGACTGGAGAGACAAGGGTGGGGGCGGAACAACTTCTGAGCCTATGTGGATTAGAGCAGGTATTCTTTATCCAACCACCTTGTATTACTATGAGAATGGTGGCGGAGCATGGGTACAACTTTACTCACAGGTTGATGGCGGTATCATGGAAGTAGTTCCTGCAACCTGGTTTGGAGAACGAACAGTAACAGAGATAGTCTATCAACCAGTCGTTAGGTATCAAGAGGTAACTTACTTTACAGAAGAGATTGTGTACGACGAGGTTATTGTCTATGACGAGATTACTTTATTTAGAGATGAACTTAGATTTAGAGAAGAAGAAATTATTGTGCTAGTCCCAGACGAGGATGCCGAAGCACCATTGATTAAAAACCCAGAACTATTGCCAGCAATTATACAGGCAAATGCTGAGGTCTCTACAGCAGAACAAAACTTATCGGTAGCAACAAGTAACCAGACAGATGCTAAGAGAGACTATGATACATCAGTAGTTACGCAGACAGAAAAGGCAAGTATAATTGAAGTAGCATCCCTGGATGTAACAAATAAACAGGAGGAATTGATTGTCCGTCAACAAGAACTACAAGCCATTCCACCTTTTACCGAGCCAACACCTACGCCTGAAGAGACCCCGAAACCTATTGAAAAGCCAACAGAAATTATCCCAGAACCGCTACCAGAACCAGAGCCGCCAGTGTCCCCCGAACCCAGTGAACCTGAGTTACCAGTAAATGTTGCGACGGTAGACCCACAATCCCTTTCAGAAGAGCAAGTAACAGAACTTATATCTGTAGCAAATGAAATCCTGGAAAATTCAGAGCAAGGCTCCCCAGAATATGAAGAGGCTCTTGATGCCCTATTCGTTGCAGCCCAAGCAGACGACATTGAAGTAAACGAAGAATTAGCAGCAGTGCCAGTACTTGGAGCAACCGTTGTAGCCCTTGCAGACGCAATTAACTTTATGGGTAACGTAGGTTCTGACATGTCTCCAAAGGTAAGAGAAGAATCTAAAAAGATTGTTGTGACAGCAGTTGTTGCTGTTGGAGCAGCAGTCAATGCAGCAACAGGAGCAGCACTTACTGCAGCAGCACCATCGGCAGCAGCATCTGTATCAGCAGGTGGCTCAGGTGGAACATCAAGCATAAGGAGGAAAGATTAATGAAGAAATTTTTAAATGACCTATTGGGTCAAGCCTGGACACTCCTTGGTATGTTCGTTGCGTGGCTGGTCCTTGAGGGTTCAGCAAAAGAAGTAGTAGGTTGGGCAATCATGGGAACGTCAGTTCTATGGATGATTACCTATCCACTCAGAAATCCAAAAGATAAGGAGGAAGATTAATGAATTACTTAAAGATTGCAAAGCGTATGCTTTCATTGTTTTTGGTCTCAGCCCTAGCAACCGTAGGTGCTGGTGCAGCGATTGGTATTGATGTCGTACAGGCAGCACTCCTTGCTGGTATCATGGGTGTCGCTAACGTTATAGAAGACCTTGCTCGTGGCTACCTAAACGATGGAGAACTTACAGAAGACGAAATTGACCGTGCATTTGTGGACAACATCCCTTCAGAGAAGTAGAAACATACTTGACAAGCCCTCTCTAGTACTGTATAATTGATACATGACCTAGAGAGGGTTTTTATATGTTCAATAAGAAAAACATTGCAGACAAAACAGAAGTCTGGGAGTGGATGGATTTTGGTATTCAGAAAGGCTGGATTACCGAACCATTCTGTTACACACATGATGGCGACCCATACATGACAGAAGAAGAAGAAGCAGAGTGGGAAGAGGGCGGAGACCCTTGCTCACCAGTTACCAAGTTCCTAATTTAGAACTTGACAACGCTTTCTGATTCAGGTATACTTGAAGAAGAAAGTAATGGGCATTAACTCAGTTGGCAGAGTGTTCGACTGTTAATCGAAATGTCCCAGGTTCGAGCCCTGGATGCCCAGCACACACCAAGCGGTATGCGAAAGCATAGATGGCTTTAACAGGATACTAGTAAAAACTGTTACAGATGTTGTCCCTATCTGGGTTTTGACAAGGGGCATTTGATTTCGTAGTTCAGTTGGTTAGAACGCTACCCTGTCACGGTAGAGGTCGTGGGTTCAAGTCCCATCGGAATCGCTTCGCCACCTTAACTCAGCGGTAGAGTGCCATACTTGTAATATGGAGGTCAACAGTTCGATTCTGTTAGGTGGCTCAGATTATGCTTTATGGTATAATTATTTTAGAAGGAGATGATGCTATATGGCAAAATCACAATATCCAGTAGATGGAATCCCAGGCAAGTCCTGGAAGGTAACTTCCCCATTCGGTTGGAGAATGCACCCAATTAAGAAAGTAAAGAAACACCACAACGGTGTTGACATCTGGCAGGGTGGAGAAACCACCTACCTAGAAGCATGGGCAGACGGCAAAGTAATTGCAGTCAAGCCAAACGACTCACCAACATCTGGTGGTCACTCAATTATTGTTCAGTCAACCGTGATGGGCAAGAAGGTCACATGGACCTACTTCCACATGGTTAAGGGTTCAATCAAGGTTAAGGTTGGTCAGAAGATTACTGCTGGCACAATCGTTGGTAAGATGGGTGCAACTGGTTTCGCAACTGGTAAGCACCTACACTGGGAAATCTGGGCAGGTCACATCAAGGGTCAGCCACTTGCTGGTTTCAATACAGGCAAGGGTTACTACGACCCAATGGCGTTCATCAAGGCAGTAATTGCTTTTGAAAAGGCTGAGGCAGAGGCACACAAGGCTACTGCTGACGATGCGACAGTAACTGTTGCTCCGACTCACTCACTACCTGACGTTCCAACTGTTGCTAACCCAGCAGAAGCAAAGGTTGTCAAGCCAGTTAAGGCTAAGGCTCCAGCAGCAAAACCTGCAGTTGCACCTAAGCCAGTGGCAAAGCCAACTCCAGCACCTGCTACTAAGCCTGTTGCAGTTGCACCAAAGGCTGCACCAAAAGCAGAATAACTAATTATGTGTCGTGGTAATCATTGTATGTGGTTACCACGCACATTTTTATAAGGAGATAGAATGCCATCATACGAATACAAATGTCCAGAATGTGACGTAAGACTAGTAGTCACTAGAGGTGTTAATGACGCTGACCCTGGATATGAATGCGAGACTTGCAAAATTACTCTAACTAAGGTATACTCAGTAGGAGCAGTAACTTTCAAGGGTAGCGGATTCTACAGGACGGATAAGTAATGACAGAGCAACTTCTAGATACACCAGTAAAAGAATGGCAACTAACTGCCACCGATAGATGTGACTATTGTGGAGCACAAGCCTACGTTCGTGTAACAGGAGTAACAGGCTCACTTGATTTCTGTGGACACCACTACAATAGACACCAAGAAAAACTAACTTCGTTTGCTTTTGAAACTATTGACGAACGAGATAAACTTATTGAAAATAGACTTCAGGGTAGTGACTAATGGCACACCCAACTTTTAAATACAATGAAAATTACTTTGGTGGTACAGAAACAATGGCTAGAGGATTTATTAAAAACATCTTGCCACACATGACCAATATCAATAACTATACTAATGTAATTATTCCTGGACACCTGCCAGACTTACAGACAATCGGGATTGACGGTAGCAGATATATCTTTTGGCTTCACAATAACGTTAGTCAATTTGTGGGGCATGTAGAGAGAGTGCTAAACAATAAGTTAGTTAAAAATGCCACAGAGCGTGTCATTGCAGTATCTGAATACGAAAAGAAAGTTCTTGCAAAAGAGATGAATATTGGTGCAGATAAAATTTATGTAATTCCAAATGCAATTGAACCAATTACCCCAAACCCAGATAAGTTTAAAAAGATTAATAAGGTTAAACTTATTCATGCATCTACTGCCGAACGTGGTATGGATGTCTTGCTAAAGGCTGTTCCGTTAATTGAGGAAGACTTTGAACTTAATATCTTTAACGACTTCTACCCAGACTTACCACACTCATACAATCTAGATGGTGTAAACGACCCACGAGTAAATTTCTATGGCAAGACACCACGCAAAACCCTGTACAAGTTTTTTGCAGACGCACACATTCACGCCTACCCATCAATCTATCCAGAGACCTCCTGTCTTACACAGATGGAGGCACTCTCTGCTGGATGCTACACGGTCCACACAGACCTTGGAGCATTGCCAGAAACATCTTTGGGGTATGGAAAGATGATTCCGTTTAAGGAACTAACACCAGAACAATATGCTGAAGAACTAACTAAGGCTATTAGGATGATTAAAGAAAATGGATATGACTATACACAGCAGGTACAGGATATCCACGACAACTTTACCTGGGACAAAGCAAAGCAAAACTGGCTTGCTTTTGATGCAACAATCTAGTATAATAGTCGTAGGTGATTAAATGGAATATTTTGCAGGTTCGATAGTAACCCTAGTGACAATGTATATTGTTGCAAAACTAGTTAATCATCCTAAGAACAGCATGAAGTCTGTTAAAACAAACTTTAGTCAGAGTCGTCAGTACGAATTGGTTGCGGATTTTATTCCTATGCCAGAGATTAAGCCAGTAGTGTCTCAGTCAGCAAAGCACAATCAGTCTCAATACACTCGCATATTCTTTGTTGGTGAAGACGCATACTGGATTGAAGACAATAGAGTTTATACAGCAAAATTTGAAAATGGTAGAGTTGACCAAGAAAATAAGAAAACAGTTGACATGACGACCATTGATAAGGTAGAATTAGACAAGATGATATTTGTTGTCGAACGATTAACGGAAGGACTATCGAATGATAGTAGGGATTCAGGGAACTAAAGGTTTCACTGACTACGCAGTATTCTTGCGTGGTATTGGGAACGCTTTGCGTGACAGACCAGAAGATGATAAGGAGTTTACTATCATGTCTGCTGGTCCTGTTAACATTAACCAATTTGCGTTAGAGTTTGCAAACATATCTGAGCGTAGCCTGAAGGCACACGGTGTCAGGATTAAGTTAGTCAAAGTTCCGCCTTCGTGGATTCGTGACAATATTAATTCTATTAATTATTTTCTATTCTTTAGCAAGCCTAAAGAATCGTTATCAGACCTTGTTTCCATAGCGGAAGCGAAGAGCATCGAAGTTGGCGTTTATCGCTACTAAGAGAGAGGTGATTATGTTAATTAAATCACTAGAAGAAATGGAGACCATTGTAGATAACAATGAGTCTTTGTCGTGGGACGGTTGGACTGTGCTAGAGGCGAAGAAGTCGCCAACAGCATGGATGCAGCCTAATGCCCAGTTTATCAAGCACGAGTGGCACACAGTCAATCGGTTTGACGTTAGCGAAAGCGGTTGGGACATCCCAACTAAATTGGTGAAGAAGAATGTCCGATGATAAAAACTGGAGAGATTCTGCCAAGTGTGACGGCTGGGACACCAATCTTTTCTTTGACAAGTACGAAGAAGATGTCGAACTAAGAAGCGACGTGGACGAGTTCTGTTCCACCTGCCCTGTAATGCGTCAATGCTTTGCAGTTGGTGTATCAACCAAACAGGTTGGAGTGTGGGGCGGAGTGTATCTAGATAATGGAAAAATATCTAGAGAGTTCAATAGACACAAAACAAAAGAAGCCTGGGCTAAAACCTGGTCTGACCTAACGATAGATAAGGAATAAAATGTATACTGTTGAAATGGCAACGGCATTCAAGGCACTTACACCACCAGAAAACTTTGGTGTAACTATCCTAGATGCCAATGACTTTCTGACTGTTCAGATTGACCCAGAAGACATTGAAAGTCTTCTTGACCACCAAGTAGAAGATGCTATTCAATACATCAAAGATGTAAAGAAAGTGTTGGAAGAGCATGGTGCTATTGTTTACATTGTTCGTGAAGCGTTGAAGGACTGATGTAAATGATTCCATCTTGGATTGACTCTGTGGTTGTTGGGGTATTAGTAACAATCATTATCTATCTTGTTTATAGATTCTTTAAGACTCGGACATTGTTTAAAGCACTGTCTGACCTATACATGCAAGAACTAGCAGATAGAATGCTTTTGCAGAAAAAGGTGGAAGAACTGTATCAGGATATTGAAAACGCTAAACTGGAACAGACTGACGGATTCCTGAAGTTTGTATCAGAATCTCGTGACTGGGCATTCCAGTATATCGAAGAGGTGCAAGCAGCCCTATCTGAATTTGATAAGGATATTGCACCAGAACTTCAGTGGGCAAAAACATTTGGCATGGTATCAGGTGAGACAGCCCACACAAACGTATTAACAAAAATTTCTAAGGCATACGAAAAACTAAAAGAAGTATTGCCAAAGGAAAACCAAACGCCTAACAACTAGGCATTAACAAGGAGAAAAAAATGAACGCACAAATTAAGGCACTACTAGCATCGTATGGAAGAAGCGTACTTGGTGCGGCTTCTGCACTATACCTAGCAGGAGTAACTGACCCACTAGACCTAGCCTGGTCATTGGTCGCTGCTGTCTTGCCAGTTGCTCTAAGATACATCAACCCAAAGGACGCTGCTTTTGGCATCGTTCCAAAGGAAGAGGACATCAAGGAAGCACTTGCAAAGGCTACGCCTAAGAAGGCTCCAGTCAAAAAGACTACCCCAAAGAAGTAGTCTAACTATCCTGGGTATGATTTAAAACTGCCTACCTTTAATAGATATGGTACAATAATCAAATGGAACAATTCTTTTTTAAATCAGTGGCTGGGGCAAACCCATCGTCCACACCAAACCCTAACTATCCTAACAGTGGTGTAAGAACACCAGACTCCATGCGTGGGGGAAAGAAAGTTAAACTTCGTAAACCAAAGTTGCAAGGTGGCAACGGTAGCGATGCTTCTGGTGCTGTCTCTAGTGGTGGCACATCAATCAGTGCCATGTACAAGCAGGGTGGAGAAATCATGGAGGGTTGCTATGTAATGGGAATGACCACAGAGGGAATGGTTCACGGCATGGTAGAACACATTATGACAGAGGGTGGTGTATACGGTGTTCCTGGAACAGAGTATGCCATTCAGTCGATGCCGCCAGAGAACCCAGCAATGGCTGTTAGAATTTATGAAGAAGACGAAGACGAGCCAGGCACATGGGAGCCAACAGCATACAGCATTGGCATGATGTACCAAGATGCGATATACCTAGAGACTTTAGAAGGTCACACAATGGATAGTGAAGACGAAGACGAGATGGAATACGGCATGGACTATGGTGTAGAGAAGGCAGAGGGATATACTCCAACTGCTGGAATGAAATCTGCTGCTGCTCGTGCTATCCGTTGGAAAGAAGAAGGCAAAGCCACTGGTGCAGGAACTCCTGTGGGCTGGGGTAGAGCCAGAGATATCGTAGCAGGACGCTCAATGTCCCTTAGCGTAGTAAAAAGAATGTACTCATTTTTCTCACGCCACGAGGTAGACAAGAAGGGCAAGGACTTTAACAACACAAGCAACCCAAGCAACGGTAGAATTATGTGGGACGCTTGGGGCGGTGACGCTGGATTCTCTTGGAGCCGTGGCATTGCAACTAGAGAAGCAGACAAGGCTTTGTTCGCTGATTTTGGTAAAGATTATTCTAGAGACGAAGTTAGTCTGTCAAAGGCTGTAGGCGTTGGTAGCATGGTTTCCTGGAATTCTTCTGGGGGTACAGCAACAGGTAAGATTGTTAGAATTATTAGAAATGGTAAGTACAATGTTCCCAACTCAGACTTCTCAGTAACAGGCACACCAGAAGACCCAGCCGCAGTCATTAGAATCTACCGTGACGGCAAGCCAACAGACACCCTAGTTGGACACAAAGTCAAGACCCTTAGAAGCAAATAGGGCTTGACAGGAACAGCCTTTTGCTGTAAAATA